AAGCACTTGCAGGTGTGCTTGTGTCAGTGTTCAATTCCGTGAATGATGCGTGCAGACAGAAAATGCTCCGGTATGCAAGAGGAAAAACACTTGACGCTCTCGGTGAGACCCGAGGCGTGAAACGTCTTCCTGCAGAAAAGGCGACCACAACACTCCGATTCAGCATTGACTCGGTGTTTGGTCAGAACATTGTCATTCCATCAGGTGTACGTGTTACAGGAGATTTACAGAGGTACTTTGTAACTGACAGCACAGCGGTAATAACATCCGGACAGTTGTACACCGATGTACCTGCTACAGCAGAAGAGAGCGGTTCAGAATACAATGGCATACTTGCCGGAGGACTGAACGCAGTAGTTGACGTATCTGTTGTGCCGCTTATCGACAGTGTAGCGAATATAACAGCTACGTCAGGAGGCGGCAACGCAGAGGATGACGATACCTACAGGGAAAGAATAAGAGTATCGGAAAACGCTCTCAGTACCGCCGGAACAGCCAAGGCATACAGGTATTATGCAATGTCAGCAGACCCTGCAATAACTGACGCTGTAGTCACATCAGACGACGAAACAATAGAGAGAACGCTGACAGTTTACAGTGCTCACGCATTTCTCGGAGGCGATCAGCTTCAGCCGGACACTCTTACAATAGACGGTGTGCCCGGTGATCAGCACAGCGAATCGTATTCAGACGGACTGCTTACCATCACACTGACGGGTGCGTCAGCTTCACTGAACTCGATAGATATTACCATAAAGAGATCTATGAAAGGCGTAGTGAGAATAGTTCCTATATGTGCTGGCGGCGAACTTCCGACAGAGGATCAGCTGCAGGATGTATACGATAAATGTACTGCAGAAGATGTAAAGCCTCTCACAGACATGGTTATCGTAGAAGAACCGGACGTTGAAGAGTATGACATAGAACTCACTTACTACACAACAAAGGCTGACGAATCTCAGGTTGTCGCTATGGTCGAAGGTGAGAACGGAGCGATAGACAGATATAATCTGTGGCAGAGCTCACAGTTTGAGCAGGATATCAACCCGGATTATCTGAGAAAGCTCATACTCAGCCCTGACTGGTCTGACGACCTTATCGGAGCAGAAAGAGTAACGATAGTTAAACCGGTGTATACCGCGCTTGATAAGACAACGATAGCGAAATTCAGTGGAAATATCACTGTCAGCCATGTAGCGAGGTGATCGGCGTGCAGGGAATGAAACTTTCAGATCTTGAGCTCAAAAAGCTGATGCCGGCATTCATGCAGAATGACGAAGCTGTAAAAGCTTTCTGCACTGCCGTGGACAAACTCCTTCGTGATCCGTGCGAAAAAATTCCAACAATGAAAATTTGGGGAGAAACAGACAATCTTTCCGAAGACGAATGCGATGAGCTCGCATGGGAACAGGATATTGACTGGTATGACAGTTCAGCTTCACTCGAAGTCAAAAGGCAAATCGTAAGTCAGGCGCAGGAGATCAAGAGAAGAAGAGGAACGAAGTGGGCGGTCGAACAGCTCGTATCTGCTTATTTTGGTTCAGGATATGTTTTCGAATGGTTTGAAGTTCCGGAACTTACAGATGAACCTTATACATTCGTTGTTCTCAGTGAATCAGAGATATCTGACGATGATCTTGACAAGTTCATAGCAGCGGCTGAGATAGCCAAGAATGAACGTTCACACATAGCGGGTATTTACATATATCTGTTTGAATGTAAAGCGACTATCGAAGTACACTGGGATGGAAACGGCTACGCATTCGATTATGTAAGACGATGCGGAACGTATCCGGAAAGTCCGTGGAGCGGATTCCAGTGCGATGACGAAGTTGACGCATCAGGCAGTGCAGAGCCGTATTTCTACAGTGTTCCGGCCTGCGGCACAATAAACTGCGGTACGTATCCGGCATAATTTCAGGAGGTGAAGAGAATGGGATATTTTCAGAGTGCGTTTCTTGCACAGAGACGTTCCGACTGGCTTCGATGGCTTCATTCGGTTGAAGTCCTTGTAGGCTCTTCATGGTACAAGGGAACTATCAATCAGAAGAAGGTCGAAGGTGAGAACATTATTGTGACTGCAACGTTCCCGCAGCTCGACGGTGTGAGTGCTACAATAACCGCTTCAAGGATAATCGCCCTTGACGGCAATGTGGCAGCATACCAGAGCAGAGCAGTTGTGAAGGCAGCGGGTCAGGGAACGCTTGTAAAAATAAAGGTACCTTTACGAGAGGTATAGGAAGGAGAGGTCTATGTACAAGAACACAGAATGGATCGACCACGTGGTTGATCCCGACACCGGAACAGTCGTTCAGGAGGGCACGCCTCAGTCAGCTGTCAACTTCAACAATGAAGAATTCGGCATCCTCGACGGGCATATTGCACTTCAGATGATGATGGTTGCAGTCAATCAGCTGAACGGCGAAGCTTATCCGGAAATCAAGGATATTTCAATGACTAATACAATGAAATATCCGTTCAACAACTCAGTGCAGACAGTAAGCTTGTCAAACACAAGATCAAATGCAAACTATCAGGTAGACACCTACGTGACAGCTGCAAACGGTGATGTGGGCGATGTTATTGTCTACGACAAGCTCACAAACGGATTCAAGATCAGATACGACGGCAGTGCATCGTCAGCAACCGTCCGTGTCGCAATAAGAGGAGGTTCATAATGAACAGCGTACAGGTAATTGAGAAGAATGAAGGAACAAAGATCGACTGGGAGCAGAACGGCACAAAGCTGTACTTCGATGATGAAATCATGATCAACGTATCCAAGTACCGCAAGGACTGGGACGTGTCAGTTGACATCTGCAGAGACAGGAGCGGAAACCTGACTCTCGGAGCGGAAAACGCCCTCAGATATGTCGCACAGGTTGATATCCCGGCGACAGCATACGAAGAAGATGAAGAACACAACAAGGTTGCACTGCCTCTTGATATGTCAGATGTAGTGCTCACACTATGGTCAGTGGAATAAGGAGGTTTACACATGGCTAATTTCGATTTAACAAATCTCGCAGTAAAGATGATCTGCCCGAACAACGAGGTAAAGCTTGATGACGCGGGGCTTCCGTCTGTAATGGTATATATCCCAAAGTTCAAGAACAGTGATGTTCTTACAGGCGGCGACAGCAACACACATCCTGCATTCATTGTGAACGGTCAGGAGATAGCCGGATTCTGGTACGGAAAGTATGAAGCGTGTCAGAGTAACGGCAAAGCATACTCACTCCCCGCAGAAGATCCGGCACAGAATCTTGATTTCGATGAATGCTATTCAAGATGTACTGCTAAGGGTGCCGGATGGCATGTAAGTACAGCTGCTGAATGGGCAGCGGTAGCGTTATGGTGCAAAAAGAACGGCACACAGCCTCTCGGAAACAATAACTACGGAAAAGATACATCTGAGAGCGGTTACAAAGCTATTGTGACAGCTATGGACGGCACAAACCGAGGCAGAGTCGCAACAGGTACAGGCCCGCTCACATGGAGTCACGACGGCACACAGGCCGGCATATGGGATCTTAACGGCAACGTATGGGAATGGCAGGGCGGAATTCGTCTCGTATGGGGTGAGCTTCAGATACTTGCAAACAACGACGCAGCTGACGCAGATAACCCACAGACTGCAGGCTCGGCTCTCTGGAAAGCTATCAAGGCATCAGACGGAACACTCGTTGATCCTGAATGCTCACCGACAGATACGAATCCTTCAATCTCAGGAAACACCGTAAGACTTGATTATGTGTCTTCGAAGTGGACATACTGCAAGTCAATCACAAGTGCAGTGGACTCAGCAAGAAACTGTGCATTTGGTGATGTCACCTGCACAGGCGATATAAGCGATGCCGCAAAGATCAGGCTCAGAACGCTCGCTCTGCTCCCTGACAGTGGCTCACAGGCATCAGATTACAACGGAGACATTATGTACTGGAACAACAAACAGAGCGAGCGCTTCGTCTATCGCGGGGGCTACTGGGACTACGGTGCGAGCGCTGGTGTCTTCTCACTCAGCGGCCGCATTGCCCGTTCGTCTCGCGGCTGGCACGTCGGTTTTCGTGCCGCTTACATTCCGGGAATCTGACATCTGGAGATCTGATAATCTGGTTCGGCGGCTTGCCGCCGGGTAAAAAGACTTATGGATATACTGTTACTCAGACAAAGAATAGTCC